GTATCGCTCATGGCCTTCCCCTCATATCTACGCCGACGACCAACCCAAGCCCACGACGAGGCCGGAAAACCGGTGTCACAACAGGCTCACGAGCGCTCTGAAACGAAAGCTCGATATCGTTCGAGATGCCCTCGATCCACGTTTCGGCATATTCCGGATCTCCTCCAGCTTCGAACACGAGGCCGGCAATGGATTTCATCGCTTCAAAGGCGATTACTGCCGACTGAAGGACAGGTGGTTCCCCGGCATAGAGGCTCTCGGGATAGCGACCGCGGTACGGGCTTTCGAAGCTGCTGACCTCGCCGCCGTATGCTTTCGCATCAGTCTCGGCTTCGTCGAGATCGTCGTAGGTCAGCGCCTGCTCGGCATCGCTCGTCCACTCCATGACGCCGCCACGGACATGCATGAGGTACAGCGCGTTTCCGTTTCTGGTGATCAATTCGACTTGGTGGAACTGTGCCATCTTCCGTCTCCTCAGTTGCTTGCAGAGCGGCGGGGCGTTCTGCGGGGTGGGTGGTTAGGCGGTGGGAGACGCCGGTGCTGGCATCCAATGCGTCGGAACTATTTCGTCGTCGCTTTGGTCGCTCCACCAGCATGACACCTCGTCGTCGTTGATCGCGTACCGGTAACCGCCAAGGTGGAGTTCTTCGAGAACGCCGTTGCGAACAATGCAGAGCGTCAGCCGTTCGGCATCCTTGTCTGCCGTCGCGATTGGCTGCAAAGTCTTGAAGCGATCAAGACGCTTCTCGATGATGACCGCCAGGCCATTACGCCAATCGGTCCCGCCACGAATTCCGCCCTCAACCCATTCCGTCACCATGTCAGCGATAGACTGGGCGATCTTTTCGTTGCTCATCTTCTCATCCTCTCCTCGTGGAGCAGAGCGGCGGGGGTGTGCCTGTCGTTCTGCTTGTGTGATTACCAGTTATAGTCCCACTAGAATTATAGCGCAACTATTTTTTTAGTGGCACTACCAAAAATATTCAGATAATGTTGGGAGATGGACACCAGACAGAGACAGCTATCCCCAGCCGGGGAATTTTACCGCATGCGCGACAATTGGATTAAGCACGTGCTCTGCCGACCTAAAGGCGAGATGACCTATGTAGAGAAGCTGGTGGCGATCAGAATCGCGTCGTCGATCAACCCTTCCAGCGGCATCTGGGTTCTGTCGCAGGGGCGAATAGCGGATGACTTGAGTTGTGGCGTCAGGATCGTCAAAAGCGCAGTTGCAAAGCTGAAATCAGAAAACCTTATCAGGGCAACCCGCGTAAAAATCCCGGGCCATACAAAAAGATTTAACGCCTATGAGCTTGTTCCTGTCGAGCTATCAGGACCGTTCTAAGGTGCATGGTGATGCACGTAGTAAGGTGCGTGGTAATGCACCCATAAGAACGGTCATGCTTAAGAACGGACTTTATTTGTTTTAAAGAGGTTCTTGCTCTGAGGGGAATAATTGGAAGGGTGGGACAGTATCGAACAAGGATAAGATCGAGGCAGGAAATCGCCATGCACTCGTGTACATCTATTAACCACCCGAAGCGGATTCGGGGAACTCTCGATATCGTAAGTTGATAAATCCCTAAAATGCGCCAGCCTAATAGGAAAATCGGGGGGAGTGCACCAGATGCAAACAAGACGCGAAGTCATCAGAGCCATTACAACCGGTGTCGCCGCTTCCGCAGTTCTGAAGCCTGCAGCCGCTCAGTCGGCATCGATGGAATTATGCCTCACCGAAGCCGGTCAGTTATCCGAAACCATGAGGAAGCTTGCCGGCGGCCAATGGCGGGTGACGGTCGATAAAAACCTAGAATTCGTTTTGGTTTCGAAAATTCTCTAGTCGTTCCCGGTCAACGCCCGAAGGACGCGGATAGCCTGGTCGCGGTTCTTGTCGTTGATGAGCCGCATCAGGTCGACGACATCACCCTCTTTGAACGGATTTACGTTGAGAAGATCGCCTGGAGTGCAATCGAGCGCGACTGCGAGGGCTTCTAGCATTTCCTGCGTGTAGCTGGTGCGGCCGGTTTCGACCTGAGAAATGGCGCCGTGGGTAAAAGGCGTTCGCTCGGCAAGCCTCTCCTGCGTCAAACCGCGGAACTTGCGCCACTCCCTGATGTAGTGGCGTACGCCCTCTGTCCTAAGCGGTTCCTTGCTTCTAGCCATACTAGGAGTCTTGAACTGAATTTTTCTCATTTTCCACATAGCCACACTGAAAATAATAGTTGCGCTATAATTGTAGTCGGACTATAGTCGAGGGATGAAAAAGCGATCCCCCCTCTACAAGTACCTCAAAGCCGAGCGCGGTCGTCTCACCAAATTGGCGGCAGCTCTGAACATCACTCCTGGCGCCATCAACCAGTGGGACATCGTCCCTGCTGACAAACTGGTGGCCATTTCCCGAGAGACAGGGATACCGCGCCACGAGCTGCGGCCTGACCTGTACGAGGGAATGTTGATCGCGTCGCAGGAGAGTGCGGCATGAGAAACGAACTCTGGGAAAAGCGAGCCGAGACGATCGGCCAATATTCGGGCCTCTCTCTTTCGGAGGCCAGCAAAGCATCCGGCTTCACCCGAGCCACACTGCTTAGCTACTCCAAACGCTTCGGTTTCGATTTTGGTGTTAGCGTCGAGCGGGAAGAATTGGGAGACGATCCCAGAGTTGGTCAGATCATCGAAGCAGCAGAGACGGGCTTTACCCGCCAGCAAACCGCCGATCGTCTTGGTATCTCGCTCAATATTGTCAGCCGGATCGCCCGCGAACATAGCATCACATTTGCCCATCCGATGGATACCCCGTTCGACAGAGACAGGGCTGACGCGATGGCGGCAATGTATCGAGGTGGGAAGACGCTGGCGGAGATTGGCGAGCTTTTCAGCGTCACTCGCGAACGAGTTCGGCAGATCATCAAGAAGCGTCACGGCATGACGGCTGCCGATGGTGGCCAGCGCGTCGTGGCTTCTCGCAATGAATCGGCTCGCAAGGCTGTGAAGGAGCGTCGTTACCAGAAAAAGTATGGCTGCTCCGTCGAGGAATACATCAGGATCCACGAACTGGCGAGGCAACTTCGACCAGAAATAACCCAGCCAGTCACATGCTTCAACAGCCAGCGCATGAACGCGCGTCGTCGATCGATCGCTTGGACCATGACGTTCTCCGAATGGTGGAGCGTATGGGAGGCTTCTGGGAAATGGGCATTGCGAGGGCGCCGGAGAGACGAATACGTCATGTGCCGGTTTGGAGACCAGGGCGAATACTCGATTGGGAATGTCTATATAGCTCCAGCGCTTCACAACGTCACTTTCCAGCCCAACAACCCGTATCGAAAAAGCCACCCTCGGCATGAGGAAGTCATGGTTGACGTGCGCCGGAAGCTGAGTAGCCGCGAACGGAAGTCCTCAAGAACGAAACACTTCGATCTTCCTCTCGGCGTGACGATATCGAATAACCGATACATGGCTCAAATCTGCATTTGCGGTCGGAACCGGTATCTCGGTTCATTCAAAAATCCTGAAGACGCGTCGGCTGCGTACCAAGCAAAGCTCGCTGAAATCACCTCCATCCAGCGCGAAGGCGACGCAGCATGAACCCCACAGATAGAACCACAGGGAGGGAGAGAGCGTGACAGACGAGTTCAGCAACGAGGTTTGGGAGATAGCTTGCCGCTCGTTTGACGAGATGGAGCCAAGCCAGGAAATCCCGATGCTTTGCCGCGCCATACTCGCAGAGCGCCAGCGTTGCGTTGACGCCTGCCGCAGCCTGGAAGAGCACATGAAGAGCCGTGGTCAGTTCCAAGATGCCTTTACCGCCGGGTTCATCGCTCAACAGATTAGTGATGGTGCTCATGTGGAAAGCTTTCCCAAAGAAGGCGACGCAGCATGACCAATCCCAATACAGAAACCGAATACAGCCCCGGCGAAATCAAGATCGAGCACACGAACGACGGCAACGTCGTCATCACCCAAGCAAATCTGTTCAGACTTTACGACGATGAGGTGACGATCACTGCGGGTCAGTTCGCCGGTGTACTCAAGGCTCTTCAGGAAATCCTCCACGAAAAACAAGAGGTGCAATCATGGTGAGCTTTCATGTCGGGCAGAAGGTCGTTTGCATCGATGCTCATAACACCACTTGGGAGAAGAGGAAGTTTCTCGGCCTGATCTCCTATCGCAAATGGTGGTCGGAACTCGTCGAGGGCGAAATATACACAGTGAAAGAAGTTTTCTACGGCCATGATCCTGTGACCGGACGAGAAGGCGTTGCGTTGACTGTAGCCGAAGCGAAGGACTGGCCTGGCACTGGCTTCAGAGCTACCCGCTTCCGTCCCGTCATCGAGCGCAAAACAGACATTTCCATCTTCACCTCAATGCTGAACAAGCCAACCGTAAAGGTGCCGGCATGACCGAATTCGCCCCCATCTTCATCGCAATTCCCGTCGGAGCCGCGTCGTTCTGCATGGTCAAGGCGTTCGTGGACTTCCTCAAGCGCAATCTCGATCGCAACCATCCGAATGTCGAAAACGACGCTGAGCTTGAGGCGATCCTCGTTCACGTGATTTCGAAGGAGTTCGCGTCGTGAGCGACAAGGCGCGTTTGAAAGAAATCCGTGACGTGCTCATGGTCGCTCGGAATGAGCCTGACTACAACATTGGCTCTCCCCGCGCGATCGACCATCTGCTTTGCCATCTGGTCGCGGCAATAGACGCCATTATCGACGAACAGTCACCAGTTTCCAACCCCGACAGCTCTCTCCCCCCTCCCTGATCGAGGACTGTCAGGCGCTGGCGTCGCCCTTTCCCCCTCCTTGGGGCGGCGCCAGCAACCTCATACGCGGCTTGCTCCATTCAGCAAGCAATCGAACGGCGATGGAGCCCAAGGACTCGAAACCCTCATCGGGCTCCATCGCATCAGCCGGCGATATCCGGGCGGCGGGGCGCTGGCTGAATACTAAAATTGCTGGTTCCCGGCGGCGGGTGCCTGAGCGAGACGAAGGGGCCAGTGCCCCGGCAAGGGCGGCTCCTTCGTCTCCTAGTATCTGAGTGTCCCATTTGGTCATCTTCAGTAGCTCCGGTGAACAAGAGCGAAGATGCACCAAAGGAGAGCGGCAGTGTCGGGAATTTCCCCCGAGGATTCGGGAAAACTAAAACAGGGCGTTAGTAGGAAAATGGACGATGTAGCAACCGCAAACTTCTTGATTACCGAGATAGCGCACGGGAAGCGGCACGTCGGAGACATGCTCCACACGGCGTGGAAGGAGCTGAACCGACGCTTCCCGCACCGTGACGAGCCAGACATGAGATGGACAGAGCGCCGCCTGCGGGGGTGGTGGAACAACGAGAGCAGGATCGTGAGGCATCACCAGATGGTGGAGCTTTTCGAGACGGCTGAAGCTCTCAAAAGAGCGAGGGACGAACATGCAGAATACAGAGCCAAGACCGCCCGTCTTCGTCAGATGGCTGAGCTTGTCGCGGCGGATGAAAATCGCGGCATGGCTGAGAGATAAGGGTGCCTCGTGGGCGGAATGGATCTGCCCGGAGTTGAAGGAGAGTGACGATGGACATCGTTGAGCGCATTCGGAAGGAGATCGGCCTTCAGCATTTTATGCCTCCTGAAATGTGCGGTCTTGGTGTTGATGACATGGAAGAGGCAGCCTCGGAGATCGAACAGCTTCGAGGTTCGAATAACGAACTGTTGGATGCTCTCAAGGAACTTCTTCGCTCTCTGGTTGGCGATGAATTCGCAGACGATATTCCGGCTGTGGTCGCGGCGAGAGCGGCAATATCCAGAACTGAGGAGCGCCGCCAATGATGGCCAAGATTGCAGCGCTCTATGTCGAGAGCAACGGGGGCTACTTCGGCATCGAGGGCGTAGATCCTTGGGACCAGCCACGAGACGCGCGGTCTTATACCGGCCCTCACCCGGTGGTGGCTCATCCTCCTTGCCAGCGCTGGGGACGCTTCGCAACCGGCTCGACCCGCAAGCCAGGTCAATACCGGGTAGGCGAGGACGGCGGTTGTTTCGCCGCGGCGCTCACGGCAGTACGGAACTATGGCGGCGTTCTTGAGCACCCGAAAGATAGTCTCGCATGGGATTTCTTCGGGCTGATGCGGCCGGGATCTATGGGATGGAGCCGCGCTGACAGTTTCGGCGGCTGGACATGCCAGGTTGAACAAGGTCACTACGGCCACTTCTCCCGTAAGCCGACATGGCTCTATGCGGTCGATATAGAGCCGCCAAGCCTTCGTTGGGGCCGAGCTGAACAGCGTCTGCCGGCCTATGCCGTAGAGCGTTACGGCTACGAGAAAGCCCGCCGTATTGGCGTCATGGCAGCGGTTGGCGGCAAGGACAAGACCCGCATCCGCAACGCCACCCCTGAAGCCTTCCGCGACATTCTCATTTCGATCGCCCGATCGGTCAGCCGCCTCGAAGCAGAGAGGACAGCAGCATGAACGTCCTCGAACTCTTCCGCTCCGGCAAGGACTACCTCCAGATATCCGAGATCCTCAAGATCCCGGTCCCCGACGTCGAGAGGAAGATCCACGCCCTGCGCAGCGAAGAGAAGGGTGACACCTCTCAGCAGGAGTACATCGGCCGATATCTGAGCCGTCGAGACTACCAGCTTGAATATCAGCGCCGGTACTATCACGCCGTTGGGATCACGAAGGAAAAGCGCGGCCGCGTTCCGTATGTCGGCAAGGAGGCGCGCTGATGAGACGCGCAGCGAAACGAGACATCAGCGAGCCCGAGATTGTCAGCGCTCTCGTCCAGTGTGGCTTCAGCGTCTACCGGCTGAACCAACCCGTGGATCTGCTCGTCGGGCATCGAGGCCGGAACTACCTCGTAGAATGCAAGACCGGCCACAAGGGCTACGGCAAGACCCTAAACGAAAACCAGCGTGAATTTGATGATGCCTGGCGCGGCGCCAAGGTCGTGAAGCTTGCCAGCGCGCAAGAGGCGATCGATTGGGCTGTGGCTGTATCGAGTGGAGAAGCAGCATGAACCGCGTCGTCATGAACATCGATGAACAAGGCTGCTGGACTATCTACAGCGACGAGCCAATCGAATTCTTCTGCGTCAACGATCACTGCCCAGGCGACCGCGTCTATCAGATGGACGTGGAGGTTGGCGTCGAGAAGGTGCGCGAGCAGCTCGGCAATGATCCCGTTGGGCATCACATGGACGATCAAGCATTCGGCGCCGGCTACGGGCCGCGCAAACCCCCATCAAAACGCAAGCTGAAGGTGGTCAAGTGAGCAAGGAAGATCAGTTCGAAACATTCTGGCGCGCCTACCCGCGCCGCATCGGCAAGGGCGCTGCCCGCAAGTCATTCGAGAAGGCCCTGAAGCTCGAAAGCTTCGACGGCATCATGGCCGGCCTTGAGAGGCAAATAGCCTACTACACCAGCAAGGAACAGCAGTTCATCCCGCACCCGACGACCTGGCTAAATCAAGAGCGCTGGTCTGACGAGCCCCAGCCCGTTCAACGCAACTCATCACGTAGGACAATTGCCGATGCAGCGCGTGAATACCTCACCAGCAACGATTATCGCGGCGATGCTTTCGGGCTTCCCAGCCTCATCGACAATGGACCCGGATATGCAGATACGAGCCTATCTCATGGCGTCAGGCGGCATTGAGCCGGAAGCACTGGCGCGCGCCGCCGGCCGGTTCATGCGTGGAGAGGTGGCAGGCCATAACAACGCCTTCGCCCCGAGCTGCGCAGAGTTTGCCGAGGAATGTCGGTTTCAACAGATGACGATCGCCGCAGAGCGCCGGCCACGCATCGAGCCCCCGGAAGAGAAGCCGCAGCCGAAGGTATCAGCCGAGAAGCTGAAGCTGCTCAAGGAAGCCACGAATGGTAGCCTGAGCGCCCGCAAGAAGCTCGCAGCAATGTTTCCGAACAATCCGATCATCTCGCAAGCAGCACAATCCAGCAACCAGGAGGCCCCGGAGTAGCATGACCGTACATGTATCAGCGTTCACGGAGCAGCAGCACCCACATCCGTTCACAAAGAAGCAATGGGAATGCGTACTCTGGGCTTCGTATGGAAAGACCTCTTCCGAGACCGGCGTCATCACCGGCTATAACTCCAGATCAGTCGAGCGACGGCTGAAGGAGGCAATGGAACGGGCCGACGTAGTCAACAAAACCGGCCTTGTGGCTAAGGCGATAAGAGAAGGGTGGATCGACTGATGAGCCTCGATCTCAAGGAGCGTACGGTCGTCACCCAACGAGAACTGGAAGTCCTCAAGTGGCTGGCAGAGGGCAAGACCGCTGATGTCATATCGACGATCCTCGGCATCTCGTACATCACGGTCAACAACCATATCTCCAATGCCAAGATGAAACTTCACGCGGTCAACAGCGTGCATCTTGTCGCAAAGGCTTTACGCGGCGGCATCATTCAATAGCGAGGTATCGACTATGAAAGGCTTTTCTCGAATTGACATGGATGCTGTAGCGCCTCTGTCGCCAGCGAATAAAACCGCAGCACTTGTTTCCGGGAAGGGCGAACACTTCGACTGGAAGCCGCGCGACATAGACGTTCACACCGACATCCCTATCCAACTGCGGCAGGCCACGAAGAAAGAATACAACGATCCGAACTATGTGGACCTGAAGGGCACAAGCATCGGGCGCCTAAGGGTCATGGGGATAGCTGCCTTTTCGTCGCAGGACAAGAAGCGCTGGGTCGTCCGCTGTGTGTGCGGCTCATACGAGGTCAGGCGCTCGAAATACATCAAGCACTCTCTCAAGCATGGCGCAGACGAAGCTGGCCGAGAGCCAATGTGCATGTGGTGCAGAAAAACACAGCTCCTTCAGAACGGTATCGGCATCGAGCGTGGAAAGCCTCTCATTGACATTAATTCGGCAGATTAACGAGGAGACAGACTGATGGGCGGCAAGGCATCAAAGACGAGATCCAAGGCAAACAAGGGTGCAGGGCGTCCACGCAAGGAAGGCGAGCGCTACCCGAGTGGAGATCTCAAGAGAAGCGAGACACAGAAGGAAGTCATGAGCGTGGCAATCGAGGCAAGGCGTCGTATTGACGGCTGGAGCGAGAAGGTGGCTGATGACACGGTGCGTGGCCAGCTGGCGGGCTACGTTCTTGGAAGAATGCGCCTCGACGGATCGATCACCGAAGAGCAACTGAAGGCCGGCGATGAGTACGCGGAGATCATGGCCCGCTACTATCGCATGGTTGGCATCCCGTTCCCATCGGCTCGGGCACAATCGCTGTTTTCGATCAAGGGCCACGACGGGGATGAGACGCAAAGCGTCACCGATCGCGCCAGACGTGCCTCAAACTCGATGATGGAGATCACCGGCTTGTTGCTCAGGCTTGAGGACGGCCCGCAGGTAAAGCAGATGGTTCATAATACAGCGGTTATGAGTTATGACCATCTGCGCGGCATGGGTTCCCAGCAATTGCTGTGGTTGCGCAGGGGATTAGACGCTATTGCCAAACGGAAGGACTTGCGTCAAAGCGCAAATCAGGTTATCGGTTGGGATATTCAATCATCGAACTACGCCTCCAGATGAGGCCAAATAGCCCGCCCAGATCTCTGAGGCGGGTTTTTCGTTGGAGATTACCATGCCTCTCACCGAAGACTCCGACGCAGCCCCCACGATTACCGAACACGCCCTCCTCACCGAGTTCAAGATGGCGGCACAGTCGCTCATCAAGGTCTGGAGTGAAGGGGAGAAGGTGGAATACCCAGAGGAATTGCAGAGGCATATCGATTGGTTTCGCGAGCTTCTGGCCTGATGCACCTCCTCCTCACCTCCCACTGGCACTGCCGCATAGGCAGGATACGCCTGAAGATCGGCGCCAAGCTGGTTTGTGAAGATCCCTGCATATTCTGAGGTAGAGAGATGAAGAAAGCCGAGGCAATCGCCTTCTGGGCGGCTCAAGTGCTTAACGTCGCGGCGATGATCTCCATCATCATGAGCGGCCACCCATGACCTTCTGGCAACGCTACCGTCGCGGCATAATCTGGATTGCAGTAGTCGCTGGTGCTTTCGCGCTGGCGTTTTGGCTGTCTTCGTGTGCGACGTATCAGCCGCCATGCTCGGATTGCTGGATGGCGCTATAGGCCAGCAGCCTTTCGAAGCGCTTCGTTCATACGGGTTTGCCAGCCTTCGCCGGTAGATCTGAAATGCTCAATCACCTGAGGATCAAGGCGAAGCGTCAAGAGCTGCTTGGCGTTGGGGTCTGGTTTGCGGCCACTCCTTGCAAGCGCTTGCCCGTCAACATCGACACGTGGCTGAGCGGCAAAAGCCTTCTCCTGCTTTGCCTGATCCCTTTGGTGGGCCGCGGTGTCGCCAGAAAATCGGATCACCATTTCTTCGTCTCCGGTTGTGTAACTACGGCATTCTATCCTGTAACTACGGAAAGTAAAGCCAATGTCCACCATCCTCATCATTCTTCTGGTTCTGCTCCTCATCGGCGCCTTTCCCATTCACGGCTACAGCGCATCGTGGGGCTATGGCCCATCCGGTGGGCTCGGCCTCGTGCTCATCATCGTGCTTGTGCTCTTCCTCCTGGGGAAGATCTGATGCCAGCCGGCCGGCCTTCCAAATACCAAGACGCTTATTGTGACCTAGTCATTGAGCACATGACGGACGGCGCAAGCCTCACATCGTTCGCTGCTGAGATTGGCGTTGCTCGCTCTTCCATCAACGAATGGATGGAGCAGAACCCCGAATTTTCGGAAGCCGTAAAGATAGCCAAGGCAAAATGTTCGGCTTGGTGGGAACGACTTGGCCGCAAGAATGCTGCTGATGGTGGCGGCAACGCTACCCTCGTTATCTTCGGGCTGAAGAACATGGCTGCTGACGACTGGCGCGAAAAGCAGGAAGTCGAACACTCCGGCGATATGTCCGTCATCTTCCAGACGGTTTACGAACAAACCCCAGAAGAAGGAAAATGATCCATCAGTTCCGCGTCCGCTGGTATCAGCGAGCCTTTCATGAAGCGCTCGTCAACCAGAAGAAAAAGCGGCTGATCGAAATCGCCCATCGCCGCTGGGGCAAGGATGAGATCGTCCTCAACGGCTTCCGCGAACTGTCTCAAAAGCGCGTCGGCACCTACTGGCATTGTTTCCCCGAATATGCCCAGGCCCGAAAGGCAATCTGGAACGGCGTCAACGGCCATACGGGCAAGCGCCGGATTGATGAGGCATTCCCGCCAGAGATCCGCAAGCGCATCAATGACAACGACATGTTCATCGAGACGACGTGGGGCTCGACATGGCAGCTCCTCGGCTCTGACCGGTACGATGCAACGGTTGGCTCTGGTCCTGTCGGCATAGCTTATTCTGAATGGGCACTCTGCAATCCCGGTGCGTGGGCATATCACAAGCCGATGATCGAGGAGTCGAACGGAACGGCAGCGTTCATCACGACGCCCCGCGGCAACAACCACGCCAAGACGATGTTCGATCGCGCCGTTGGCAATGACAACTGGTTCGCTGAACTGTCGAGCATCACGCAGACCGGAGCCCTATCGCCAGAGCAACTGGCGGAAAGCCTGGCGGAATATCAGGATCTGTACGGCATCGACCTTGGGTTGGCGATGTTCGAGCAGGAATATTACTGCTCCTTCTCTGGAGCGATGGTCGGCGCCTATTGGGGTGCTGAGATTGCACAGGCTGAACGCGACGGCCGGATCTGCGAGGTCGCAGTTGACGAGCGCTATCCAGTCCATACGGCATGGGACTTGGGAAAGGCGGTCAACAATCCGATCTGGTGCTTTCAGGTCGTGGAGGGCAAGCCGCGCATCGTCGATTTCTACCGGCCTGAGTCTGACGATCTGGAAGACTGGATTCGCTGGCTCAATGACAGGGGCTACAAGGGCAACGATTACGTCCCGCATGACGCTGTAGTGACGGAATGGGGCACGAAGCGCACCAGGGTCGAAACTCTGCAGCTACTCGGTCGCAAGCCAAGACGAGTGGCCAAGGTCAGTGTGGCTGATGGCATCAACGCCGGCCGCAAGACGATACAGGTGGCCGTCTTCGACCAGACACGGTGTGAACTCGGCATCGAGGGCCTGAAGAACTACCGGCGCGAATGGGATGACGAACTCAAGACCTTCCGGGAGAACCCGGTGAAGGATTGGGCCGAACACATCGGTTCATCGTTTCGCTATCTCGGGCTCGCATGGCGGGAAGCCATCGCTGACAAGCCAAAAGAGCCGCCGAAGAAAGACATCTCGTTCCACGCCGATGAAAAGACCGGCCTGATCAAGTCCAACCTCACCTTCGCAGAACTTCTCAAACGCCAGGAAAAAAGGAGGCGTGCATGAGTGAATCCGTAGCCCCGGCCATTCGTTATGCCGCAGTGACGCCTAGTGATGCAACGATCGTTGGCTGCCGTGCCCTCTATATCGGCGTGACCGGCAATGTCGCCGTGCTGGCTGATGCCCAATCATCGGCCGTCACCTTCACCAACGTACCTGTCGGGTTCATGCCTGTGTCGGCCTATAAGGTCATGGCGACGAACACGACAGCAACCGGCATTGTCGCGCTGTACTGATGGCTGACGTAACCGCAAACACCGCAGAGTTCGAGACCGAGAAGGACGCAGGCAGCGGAGATGCTGGCCTCGTCAAGCTCTGGCTCTCGGCTATTGACCTTGCATCTCGCGAAGAGATGTCTTGGCGCAAGGAAGCGGAAACGACGGTCAAGACCTTCCGCAACGGCGACAGCAGCCGTAACGGTGCGCTCGAGCGTCAGCAGGAATTCAACATCCTGTATTCGAACGTCGAGACCATGACGCCTGCCGTCTACAACTCGACGCCGATCCCGGATGTGCGCAACCGCTACGACAAGGACGATCCGGTTGCCAAGGAAGCCGGCGCCTTCATCGAGCGCTGCCTGTCCTATGATCTGGACGTCGACCAGTTCGACCCGAACATGGAAGCTGCCGTTCAGGACTCGGAGCTTGTGGGCCGTGCCGTCACTCGCGTTCGCTATGTGCCCTACATCTCAGGCGACAAGGAGACGGGCGAGAAGCTGGCATGGGAAGAAGTGCCCTCCGAGCATGTGCCGTGGGCAAACTTCCGCCGTGGGCCTGCTCGCTGTTGGTACGATGTGCCGTGGATTGCATTTGAACTGTTCCTGACCCGTGATCAGTTGATCGAGCTGTCGCCGGAGCTTGGTGGCAAGGTCAACCTCGATTATTCCTCGACTGAGGACGCAGAGAAGCAGAGCCAGGACAGCCCGCCGCCGGAGATATTCAAGCGCGGCCGTGTCTGGGAAATCTGGGACAAGGAAAAGCGCGAAGTCATCTTCATCGCGACCGGCTACAAGGAGGCACCGATCAGGGTCCAGAAAGACCCGCTCGGGCTGACGCAGTTCTTCCCGATCCCGCGCCCGCTGATGGCGATCCAGACGAGCGACACGCTTGTACCGATCCCTCCCTATCGCATGTACAAGGCCCAGGCCGAGGAGCTGAGCAACATCACGGTTCGCATCAACGCGCTGATCAAGATGCTGAAGGTCCGCGGCGTGCGCGACGGCCAGATTGGCGAGTTTGGCGATATTGCTGATTCCGAAGACGGCGATCTAGTGCCGATGCAGGACGCGACAGCGCTCTATTCTCAGGCTGGTGGCCTCGAGAAGGCCATCTGGCTGATGCCGATCGACATGGTGCAGGCGGTCATCCAGGGCCTCTATGTGCAGCGTGAGCAGGTCAAGCAGGTCATCTACGAGATCACCGGCATATCAGACATTCTCCGCGGCGCATCAGACCCGAACGAAACGCTTGGCGCCCAGAACATCAAGGCGCAGTTCGGCTCGCAGCGCATCCAGAAGAAGCAGAAGGAGGCGGCGCGTTATGCCCGTGACCTGCTTCGCATCAAGGCCGAGCTGATCGCCAACAAGTTCCAGCCTCAGACGCTTCTCATGATGACCGGCATCAAGCTTCCCACTGCCGAGGAAAAGCAGATGGTGCAGGCGAAGATCCAGCAGGAGCAGGCCAAGGCTCAGCAGACCGGTCAGCCGGCGCAAATCCCTGATGAAGCCGAGGAGATGCTGAAGAAGCCGACATTCGAAGAGGTGTTGCAGCTTCTGCGCTCGGATATCCAGCGCCAATACCGCATCGATGTCGAGAGCGATTCCACGATCCGCGCCGATCTCGCCCGCTCGCAGGAGAACATGAGCATGTTCCTGCAGGGCACAGCGCAATACATCCAGGCAACCGCACCGGCCGTTCAGGCGAACATCATTTCGAAGAAGGCCGCCGTCGTCATCTACTCGTCGTTCGCCCGCAACTACAAGCTCGGCAAGTCGGCCGAGGATGCGCTGGCAACTCTCGAGGATGATGCATCGAAGGCTGAAGGCCAGCCAGATCCAGCGCAACAGGCTCAGGAGCAGGCACAACAGGCCGAGCAGCAGAAGCAGAAGTCCGAGATGGACAAGATGCAGATGCAGGCATCGCTAGAGAAGCAGTCCAAGGAAATGGACATGCAGATGAAGCGCGATGAGCACAATCTCCAGATGGAGAAGATGCAGGCCGATATTGCCTATCGTGAGCAGGAACTGGCCTTCAAGGAGCGAGAACTTGCGATGAAGGAGCGCGCCTCCCTGCTTGACGCCAGCATTCATCAGCGGACAGCCGAGATCAACGCCCAGGCTACTGAACACAAGGCTCGCCTTGGGATGGAGACAGTGGAGCATAAGGCCAGGATGGCCAGACAGCCACAGAAGGAAGACGCATGACGGTCTACGTGTTTCGTGGCGGCCAATACGTGAACAAGCGCACTGGGGAGCCTATGCTTTCCGAGGGCGAGCGCGCAAAGCCGATTGCTGCCCCGATGGTCGTCTCCGATATCCCCGCCTACAAATCCCCACTAGGAGACGGTGTGGTTGACGGTCGCTATGCGCGTCGGGAACACTTCAAGCGCACCAACACCCGCGAGGTCGACCCTTCCGAGTGGAAGCGTACTTCCGAGAATTTCCAGTCTTCCAAGGCTGAGAAGCAGGCGATCGCCGATGCATGGCGCGCCGGCAATGACATCAAGCGTGGAACCGCTTAACCCGCCTTCTGGCGAATAGCTAAGGACACCAGAACATGGATGAACTGATCAACGGTGCGGCTCCGGTCGCCACCGAAAGCGCCCCTGTACCCGTTTCGACACCAGCAGAGGCGGCCCCCAGTTTCGAAGACACGATGTCTCAGGTTTGGGACAAGATGAACCCGAACCGCGACGACGGCGGCAAGTTCGCATCAGATACACCGGTAAAGCCTGAAGGCGCGGAAGCCGCAGCCGAGGTGAAGACCGGAGACAATAACGACCAGCCCTTGGAAACGGCCCCCGAACCGGCAAAACCGGCCATCGAGGCGCCCAATTCATGGTCGGCTGAGATGAAAGCCAAGTTCCCCAACCTTTCACCCGACGTGCAGGAATACGTTGCACAGCGGGAAAGGGAGGCGCACCAGGCCATCACTCAGAAAGGGGAGCAGGTCAAGGCGTTCGAGCCGCTGCGTAATCATCTGGAACAGCATCGCGAGATTTTCACGAAGCACGGTATTTCGGTGGAGGACGGTCTTCGAACTGTTCTCTATGTCGACCGGACGCTCTCGGAGAACCCCGTCGAAGGCATCCAGCAGATTGCAAGGCATTACGGCGTTGATCTGCGTCAGTTCGCGACCGGCAACCCTCAGCAAGACCAATCATCCAACGGTGAAGTCTTACAGCTCCGCAGGGAACTTGCCGAGATCAAGAACTCTCTCACGGCCCGCGAGCGCAGCGAACAGCAGGCGCAGACGGCCACCGTTGCCCAGACGATCGACAAATTCGCTAGCGAAAACCCGTATTTCGGCGACGTCGAGGACGAGCTAATGGGCCTGATCCCTGTGATCAAGTCCAAGGAGCCCGGTCTCAACTACGGCGAAGTGCTGAAGAAAGCCTACGACCGAGCGGTCTACGCCAACCCTGATGTACGTCAGCGCCTGCAGGCTGACCAGCAGAAGGCGGCTGAAGACAAGCGCAAGGCCGACGAGGCTGACGCAGTTCGCAAAGCGAAGCAGGCCGGCGGCATCAACCAGAAGAGCGTCCAGGGCACCAGCCCAACCAAGGGCGGCTCGATGGAAGACACGATGTCTCAGGTCTACGACCGTCTTTACAGCAACGGATGATCCACTTTCAACAATCAAGGTGATGGACAATGCCTAGCCCAAACAGTGTGTTCACCGAAATGGTGACGACTACCCTTCGCAACCATCCGGCCGAAGTGTCGGACAACGTGTCGAAGAACAATGCCCTCTATTCGCGGTTGAAGAGCCGCGGGAAGATCAAGAAGCTCTCCGGCGGCTATGAAATCGTGCGCCCGCTCGATTATGCCGAAAACAGCACTTACCAGCGCTACGCCGGTTACGACACCCTGAACGTTCAGGCTTCCGACGTCCTGTCGGCCGCCAAATACGACTGGGTGCAGGCCGCCGTTCACGTCACGGCGTCGGGTCGCGAGCTTCGCATGAACAACGGCAAGGAACAGATCATCGATCTGGCCTCGTCCCGTACCCGCAATGCCATGCGCACGGCGGCCAACAACATGTCCCTCGACGTCTACTCGGATGGTTCTCTCACGAACCAGATGGGCGGACTTGCGCAGCTCATCCAGAACGCCGGCACCGGCACCGTAGGCGGGATCAACTCGTCGACCTACACCTTCTGGAAGAACAAGTTCTATGAGGCGCCTGGCACCAACACCGTGACCAAGGCGAACATCAAGGGGTACATGAACACCCTTTGGCTTTCGCTCGTTCGCGGCACCGACAAGCCCGACCTCATCGTTTCCACGCATGACTTCTTCGGCTTCTACTGGGAAGGTCTTCAGGATCTGCAGCGCTATGCGACGGCAGACACCGCGACGGCCGGCTTCCAGTCGCTGAAGTTTGTCACAGCGGACGTCATGTTCGATGACAACACCAACTTCGCCACCACTGGCGAAAAGATGTACTTCATCAACACCGACTACCTGGAAATGGTCGTTCACCGCGATGCCAACTGGACCACGCTCGACGAGAAAATGTCGATCAACCAGGACGGCGTCGTCATCCCGATCATCTGGCAGGGGCAGCTTACCTGCTCGAACCGCGCGCTTCAGGGCGTCCTGATCGACGCGGCATAAGGAGAAACGACAATGTCTGATATGGGTTTCGGTGCAAATCTCACCAAGACGTATACGGCAGCCGACCTCACGGGCTCGGAATCCGGTACTGCTCCCGGCATTGGTGACATCTTCGTCTCCAATGACAACAAGACCTACCGCTTCGTCCAGTACAATTCCGGTGCTGGAGCTATTGCGGCGGTCGCCGGCAATGCCGTGGGCTTCTATGCCCCTGGCGGCGTCTCTGCCGGCGCGTCGAACGTCGTCACGTCGGACGTTTCCGACACTGCGGCCAATGGCGCGGGCGTGCTCGTTGGCGCCCCTGGCACTGGCGAATACGGCTGGATCCAGGTCAAGGGCGTAGCAACCCTGACAACGGCTCTGGTCTCCGGCGCAGACGGTAACGCTCTGATCATGTCGGCCACGACCGATGGCACCCTCAAGGTTGCCGCTGCCGTGACGGATACGGTGTGCGCCTATGCGATCGATGCCTCGGCAAAGATCATCATGTGCGCTTTCCCGTACTGACAACAATAGGGGCGGGGAAAACTCGCCCCTTTCTTTTTGAGGAGAACGACGATGGCAAAGAAGTCTGAACAGAAGTTTGAGGCTCTCAAGGCCCGTATCGCGCATCTCTGCTCCAGCGGCAACGTACGGCAGGCGGCTGAAGAGATCGCCAGTGCCAAGCCGCATGAATCGCAATTCGACGAGCTGATGGAGATCCACCCCGGTCTTCGGCTTGTCTGGCACTCGCTTTGACGGCAACGCCATTCCGGCGCCCACAATCGGAGAATGACAATGGATGAATTCATGCCCCGCGTCGAGCACGAGCCGGCGCACATCTTCCCGCTAAAGTTCTGGACGGACTACGAAGGCACGGACGGCGACGAACTGGCCGCCATCGAGTGGGTCCAGTGGACCAAGAAGGGCACCACGAACGCGACGATCACCGAAGACAAGATCCGGCGCGTCATGAAAGACCCGGCCAAGTGGGCCGTCCTGCAGCCCTACTACGACGCATGGAAGCGCCAGGAAAAGGCACCGGTCAGCGGCTACCCGATCGATGCCTGGCCTGGCGTCACGCCGGAACAGTCGCGCGTTCTCAAGGAACGCCACGTCCTCAGCGTCGAAGACCTCGCCAATTCCTCCCAGGCCGATCTCGGCAAGCTCGGTCTTCCCGGCATCCTTCAGCTTCAGGGCAAGGCCAAGGCATTCCTCGAGGCTCGTCAGAGCACGGCGCCGGTCGCTGCCGAGGTGGCTGCTTTGCGCGACGAAAACAAGACCATGCGCGAAGAGCTTGAAGCGGCCATGCAGCTCCTCAAGGAATTGAACGAAAAGCAGGAAGGCTCGCGCCGCAAGACGACGAAGGAAGATGCATGACCATTCTCACGATCTGCACTGACGCAGTCGATCGCATCGCCATCACGCTGAGCGGGACCACGGTATTCGCAAATACCGCTGATACCGCTCGGCAGATGCGTGCGCTTGCCAATCAGGAAGGCAAGGAACTGATGCGCCGCGGATCGTGGGAAAAGCTCACGAAGGAAAAGACGTTCACCTCGGTCGCGCTGGAGACGCAAGCCTCCGTCATTCCGACCGACTACGACCATATGCTGAACGAGACGTTCTACAACAGGACGAGAAAGCGCCAGGTTCTCGGACCTCTCAGCCCGACAGACTGGCAGGCGCAGAAGTCAATCATCGCCACCGTGCTCTATGACAGCTACCGCATCCGTGGCGGCAATGTGCTGATGATCCCGATTCCGCCGGCCGGCGACACCTATGCGTTCGAGTACATCTCGAAAAACTGGGTTCTTGACCAAGCATCCGTCGAGAAGCCGGCATTCACGGTTGACACCGACACGGCAATCCTCGACGAGGAATTGATCACGCTCGGGGTTATCTGGCGGTTTCTGAAGGCCAAGGGCTTCGATTATGCCGAGGCGTTCCGCACCTACGAGCTTCAGGTATCGCAGGCGTTGGCCCGCGATGGTTCGAAGCGTACTCTCAGCTTCACACAGCAGGTAAATTACGGGCGCCCGCGCTACCCTGGCGTTCAAGATGGATCATGGTCGCTCTGATGCTGCAGGCTCTCTCATCAGGCTCTCAGCGCAGGCGTGCTGCCAATGGCGCGTCGATGCCGGCCCCGACAGAGGGATGGGATACGACATCGCCCCTCGCAGAAATGTCGCCGAAACGCGCCATCCAGCTCGACAACTGGTTTCCACAAGCAGAATATGTGGAGCTTCGAAAAGGCTTTACGCGCCACCGGCCAACGGGCGTCACGGACCCTGTGGAGACGATCGTCGTCTATAGCGGGGCTTCCGGCTCCAAGCAGTTCGCGATTGCCGGCGGCGATATCTACGAAACGACGGCATCCGGGGCTGTCGGCCCGACTCCAGACGCCGTGATCACCAATCTGACGAACAGCCGCATCCAGTATGTCAATTTCGTTGGAACTGGCGGTCAGTATGCATGGTGCTGCAACGGGGCAGATCTGCCGTTCACCTACAACGGTACGGTCTTTGCTCTGACGCCTGCCATCACCGGGATCACCCCTCAAGACATCATCAACGTCAATATCCACAAGAACCGAATTTGGGTGTGCCTGACGGAAAGCACGAAGGTTGCCTATCTCGACGTCGATCAGATCGGCGGGGCAGCAACGGAATTCGAGCTTGGCGGCCTGATGTCCAGGGGCGGCTATGTCATGGCGATGGGCACATGGTCGCGCGATGCTGGCTCTGGTCCTGACGATTACGCCGTATTTGCCACCTCGCGGGGGCAGATTATCATCTACGCCGGGACAGACCCGGATAATGCCGCGACATGGAGCCTGATCGGCGTCTTCGATCTCGGTGCGCCGCTTGGCCGCCGCTGTTTCCGCAAGGTCGGCTCGGATCTGGCGATCATCAGCGTTGACGGCTGCTATCCGCTTTCCACGGCCCTTTCACTCGATCGCGGCGCCGTTTCGCGTGTGGCGATCACCAAGAACATCCAGCGGGCCATGAACGACGCTACCCGCGCCTATGGCGACTCCTTCGGCTGGGAGGTGGTGAGCTACCCGAAGGGGAACATGGCGATCATCAACGTTCCGCTCGTCGAGAACGTCACCCAGCATCAATATGTCATGAACACGCTGACCGGCGCCTGGTGCAGGTTCATCGGGCAGAACGCCAATTGCTGGGAAGTGATGGACGATCGTCTGTTCTTCGGTGGCAATGACGGCGTTGTCTACGAGGCCGATGTGACGGGTGCTGATTATACCGGCGCATTCACGGCCATCATGAAGACCTCTTTCCAGTACTATGGCAACCGCGGCGCCAAGAAGCGCTGGACGATGGTGCAGCCGCTGGTAACGACCAATTACGCCGTGGCCGTCAACTTTCTGATCGACGTCGATTTTAAGGACACGTCGACATATTCCTACCTCTCCACCCAAGGCGTCACCAACGGTTCTCTCTGGGGCCAAATGATCTGGGGCCGAGACAACTGGTCCAGGGGGCAATTCACCCTGACTGACTGGCTTTCTACAGCGGCTCTCGGGCAGAATGCGGCGCTGAAGATCCGTGTTGACGTGCCCCAGAACATCGAGTCGACGCGACCCTCCCTCGTTCAGGTGAACGGTTTCAACATCACTCTCGAGACTGGCGAATTCATATGAACTTCCTGCTCGGGGAAGACGCGATCGTCTCTGCATATGTGGCCGGGATGACGGGCGACCAGTATAGCGATGTGACGCGGACTTTGGGCGTGATCACTCCTGAAGGGCGGTTGGTCGGCGGCTTCGTCCTGACGAACTACTCCGGTCACGGCATCGAGCTTTCGCTTGCCGGCCGCGGCTGCGTTGCGCGCGATTCATGGGACATGCTCGGCAACATCGTGTTTCGGGAACTCGGCTGCCAGCGCCTTTCTGTGACGACGCGGCGATCCAACAAGCGGGTGCGGAAGATGGCGCCCAAATTCAAATTCAAATTCGAAGGTGTCGCGCGGCTTTTCTACGGTGACGAGGACGGACTTGTGTTCAGTCTTCTCCGGAATGAGGCGATCCTGAACGGCTATTGGAAGGAAGACTGATGTCAGCTCCGAAGGCGCCAGATCCGGCGAAGACTGCGGCCGCTCAGACCGAAAGCAACAAGGCGACGGCCGTAACGCAGTACGGTCTCAATGCCACGAATCAGATCACGCCCTACGGCAACCTGAACTACTCGCAGAACGGCACATGGTCGGACGGAACGCCACGGTTTACCGCCACCCAGTCGCTTTCTCCGGAGCAGCAGCAGCTTTATAACCAGCAGACGCAGCTCGGCTCGAAGCTGAACAACTTGGCGATCGGGCAGACCGACAGGCTGAGCGGCGTCCTCTCCAAGCCGGTCAATCTGTCGAATGAGGCGACGGAAAGCCGTCTGATGGAGCTTGGGCGCGTGCGCCTCGATCCGGTCATTGCCCAGCGTGAGAAATCGACTGAGGCCGAGTTGCTCAACAAGGGCGTACGGCCTGGAACCGAGGCATATAAGCGAGCCACGGAAGCCGTTGGCCAGCAGACTAACGATGCCTATAACCAGCTTCTGCTGCAGGGCAGGGGGCAGTCAGTGCAGGAAGCCCTTGCCGAGCGCAACCAGCCGATCAACGAGATTTCGGCGCTGATGGGCGGGGGCCAGGTCCAGACCCCGAACTTCGTCAATACGCCGACCCCTGGGGTGAACGGAACCGACGTCGCCGGCATCACCAACAATGCCTATAATCAGAACATGCAGGGCTACCAGTCGAAAATGTCGGGCCTTCTCGGTCTCGGCACAGCGCTTGGCGGTTGGGTGTTCTCCGATGCCAGGCTGAAGAGCAATATCCAGCGTGTCGGCACGCATCGCCTCGGCATTGGCGTCTATGATTACGATATCTTCGGCGCCAGAGAGCGCGGCGTCATGGCCCATGAAGTGGCTGATGTGATGCCTGAAGCTGTCCGCAAGCATGGCGATTTCTATCAGGTCAACTACTCGATGATCGGGGGCGTTTAATGGCGATCCTTGAGGCCGTATTTGCAAACAAGGCAGGTCAGACACCGCAGGAGGTCGAGCGCCGCCGCAGGATGGCGCAGGCACTCATCGAGGCGGGATCAGGCGGCAAGCCCCCTTCTTCAGGGCTGGAACTTGCCGGCCGCCTTGCGATGACGCTGACAGGCCAATATCAGGCCGGGAAAGCCGAGCGGCAGGATGCGACGAACCGCGCAAGCGCCAGTACGCTCCTTGCCAACACATTGCTTGGTACTCCCGGCCAGACTGGCGGCTCTATGCCTTCCGTTTCGCCTTCTGGGCAAATCGCCGCCAAGCCGACGGCCGGCAAGGAATGGGACACGGTTGCCCCGCGCCTGGTCAGTGACCTTTCCAAGGATTTTCAGCTCACTCCAGAGCAGGCGGCCGGCGTCGTCGGGCAGCTTGGCCATGAGTCGGCAGGTTTCGGCACGATGCAGGAGGTCAACCCGACAGTTCCAGGCTCGCGTGGAGGCTATGGCTATGCACAATGGACAGGCCCGCGCCGCAAGGAATTCGAAGCATGGACCGGGAACAACGGTCTTGATCCGAACAGTTATGAGGCGAACTACGGCTTCCTGAAGAACGAACTCGCCAACTCTCCGGAAGGCGTCGTTCTCAGAGATCTGCGCAGTGCTCCCGACGCCATGACCGCCGGCCGCGTGTTCACTGATAAGTTTCTTCGGCCAGGCACCCCAAATTATGGCAGCCGGGACGCGTGGACGCAGAAGGCCCTTGCCTTCGCCAATCAGCCGACGGCAAGCGCTCCAGGCGAGGTGGCAAGCCTTGACCAGTCAATCGGCATCCCCATGCCTGGGGCAGCAGGGCAAATGCGTGCGAATGCTCCAGCACAGCCTATGCCGCAGTCTCAGACAGCCCCGCAGGCTGCGTTGCCGCCTCTTCCCGCCTCTGCGGTCGGACCAGCGCCGAACGTCGCCAGCGTGCCCCCTGTAGGCATGCCTTCGGCCCAGATCCCGCCAGAGTTTCAGAACAGCCAGCAGTTGATGAATGCCGACCCGAACAAGGGGATTATGCAGGCCCTGCTTGGCGGGTCTCCAGCATCTCCTCAGCAGGTAGCACAGGCTCAGCAGGTCGGGAGCCAGCCGCAAGCTATGGGAAGCCAGCCCGACAGGCGCGCGCAGATCGCAGCCCTCCTCCAGAACCCATATACCCAGGAAATGGGCCAGCAGATGCTCATGCAGGAGTATCAGCAGCAGCAGGAAGAGCAGAAATGGCGTGCCCGCGAGGATTACAAGCTGAACACACAGCGCGCCGATCCGTCCTATAAGCTCGAGCAGGATTACAAGCAGGCTCAGCTCGAGGCTCTAAAGGCCAAGACCGGCAAGCGTGCGAACGTGACCAATCTCGGCGATGGCTGGCTATGGGACAACGACGAGAAGAAGGCGTTCCGGCCCCAGGACGAGACGGACAAGCCAAACAGCGGCTTCCGTTTCGGCGGAAACTCTGTCGAAGCTCAGGCCCTCAATGGCCTTATAGAGAGTGGCCAGATCACCGCTGACCAGGCCCAGCAGCTCGGTGCCGGCAAGACGATCACGGACCCGAGCACGGGCGCGATGATGTTCCTGACGCCACAAGGAATCTTCAAGCAGCAGCAGGGCCAGCAAGGCGCGCCACAGGCGCAGCAGCCAACTATTGATTTGTTCGGCGATGGTGGCGCGAATGCGGCCGGCCCCGCTCCACAAGCGGTTGCGCCTCCTGCAGCCGGTCCCAACACGCCGACATCTCAGCAGGGCGCTGCGTCTGCAAACCCAGGCATCATCCCGCTTACCGGTGGTAAGCCGCAAAAGCTCCTGACAGAGGGCGAGCGCAAAAACCAGTCGCTGTTTTCGGTCATCAAGCCGGAATTGCAGGTCGTCGAGGATAATTACAATGCCCTCGCCGATACGAAGAACCAAGCCTATTCCAAGCTTCCGTTCAGCGAGTTCGCCACGACCCCAGAATACCAGAAGGCGGCAAACTCGCTGCAGACCATCGTTTCTTCGTATCTGTATAGCGTCTCAGGCGCCACCGCGACACCAGAAGAGGTAAGGAAGCAGACCGATATCCTTACGCCTCGTCCCGGCGAGTCCAAGGAGTCGATCGAGAACAAGAAGCGCCGCGTTCGCACGATGGTCAACGCCGTGGCCCAGGCCGGCAGTCTTCCGCCTTTGGAAGAGCCTCAAGCCGCAGCTCCGACCGAGCAGCCAGAGGATCTCAGCACCATGCCAGTTCCCGAAGGCATGGACGAGAATGTCTGGAAATTCGTGCCGCCAGAGGATCGGAAACTATGGCTGAAGAAATGACCGTCGAGCAGCAGCGGGCACTTGTGCTGGCCCGCGCTCGTCAGAAAGCAGCGGAAGCGTCTGCTACGCCTCAGACTGGCGAAGAACTGCGTTCCCTCATCTACGGCCAATTGGATGCACAGCGAGAAGCAGCCAAACCGAAGCCGCACGCCACTCTCGATACCGGAAGCCAAAAGGTCGACGCCTCTTCTGTCTATGTGGATGACCTTGGGTTTGGCCTTCCTGGCAAGGCAGCCGCCGGAGCGAACGCGATCATCCGTGCGCCGTTCACGGATAAATCAGTCGGTGAGGAATACAACACGATCCGCGGGCAATATCAGAACGCTCGCCAGCAGTACCAAGAAGAGCACCCGACCGCGAATGCGATCGCCTCTGTCGGCGGGGCTATCCACGGAGGCACGGCTGTCAACCGCCTTGCAGGCGAAGCTGTGTCTCAAGTGGCACCAAGGGTCGCCCAAGCTATAAGGGGCAGCTATTTGGGCAGCATGGCCGCAGATGCTGCATCCGGCACGGCACAAGGCGCACTGTCTGCCTATGGGCATGATCAGGATATCGGCATCCCAGCGCTGATCGGGGGTGCTGTTGGTGCGGCCGCGCGCCCGGTGACATCGCTTGTCGGCGGCACAGCCAGTGCCATTGGCTCGATGATGGGCCTCGGTAATACGACGCGCGCTCAGAACGCCATAGCGGAAGCGCTCATGAGATCCGGCCGCAGCGCCGACGATGTGGCCGACGAGGTGATGCGCGCAGGGCAGCAAGGCCAACCGGAATACATGGTCGCCGATGCGCTGGGCAATTCTGGCCAACGCATGCTGACGGGTGTAGCGCGCTCGCCGGGAGATATGCGCCAGCAGATTGCCGAACAGCTCCAGCGCCGCCAGGCAGGGCAGACCGATCGCCTTGTCAATGCGCTCTCTGAGGGCTTTGACGCTCCGCAGACAGCCGCTCAGACCAGAACAGCCATGACGGAAGCCAGAGACGCCGCCGCTGATGCGAACTATGCTGCCGTGCGCCAGTCGGCCGGAACGGTTGACCCGACTGCAGCGATCAATCAGGCGGACACATTCCTAGGCCAGGGCGGCAGCGCCCCGCTCACGAACATCGCCGATGACAGCATCGAAGGCGCCGTAAGGAGAGCCCGCGGCTACCTAACCGATGGCAATTCTGTTCTCACCGATTTCAACGCCGCTCTCCGAGCCAAGCGTGAGTTGGATTCGATGATCGAGACGGCAAGAGCCAATCCAACGATCCAGCGAGAGCTTATCCCGATCAGAAACGCGCTGGACGATTCCCTCGCCACAGCGTCAGAACCATACGCTGCAGCGCGCGATCAGTTCCGTCGCGAAAGCCAGGCCATCGGCGCGATCGACCAAGGCGCGGCCGCTTCCTCGTCGAGGACAAGGGCAGCAGACAACATCGAGGGCTTCAACCAGTTGCAGCCGGATCAGCAACAGCCGTTCCGCGTTGGTTATGTTGACCCTCTAATCGCCCGTACCGAAGCCGCCTCGATGTCTCCGACGACGAACAAGGCCCGCGCACTGATCACCGGCAAGACAGAGCAGGAGTTCCCGGCCTTCGCGGCTCCAGGCCGAGGCGATGTCATGGGCGAACGAATTGCCCGTGAACAGCGCATGTTCGAGACAGCCAACCAAGCTCTTGGCGGCTCTCGCACGGCTGACAACCTTGCTGATGCGACAGAGATGATGGGTTTCGACCCGACCATGCTCGGGATCGCCGGCAATGCCTTGACGGGCAACTTTCGTTCTGCCGGCATGCAGGCGCTGCAGCGTGGCGTCAATGCCGTGCAGGGAAGAAACCAAGGCACGAGGGATATGATCGCTCGCATGCTTCTGCAGTCTGAACCGACGCAGGCGCGGGCTGAACTGGCGGCGGCTGTCCGTAAAGGGGAAACGCTTACGCGGGCTCAACAAGCAATCGTCAACGCTCTCATCGGCGCCGGAAGCACTGCGCCAAGTCGCTAATAGCCGCGGAACAGATACAGCGCGATAGCAACCGCCGCAGTCGGCAAAATATAAAAGAAAAGATCGGCAGGCTTCGGGTTCTCACCGAATTTCTTCTTCGCCCACTGGCGATCCCCATAGTCGGGGAATTTCACATTCTCATTCGGGTCGTGATCGATCTGCTTCAAAAACATCTCCAAGTATGAGGTACAGCGATGCCAAGAAACGGCAGCGGGACCAGTTCCGTTATTAACACATTCGTCATCGATACGATAGCTGACCCGGACGAAGTCAACGCGAACTTCGACGACGTCGCGGATCAGCTTACGAACTCCCTGCCTCGCGACGGGCAGGCCGGGATGAACGCGCCGCTTCCGTTGCAAAATGGTACGGCGCCGCTGCCTGCGCTGACGTTCAGCTCCGATACGGACACCGGCATCTACAGGAAAGCGGCAAACACCATCGGCTTTTCCGGCAACGGCATCGAGATGGTTTCTTTCTCTCCTACTGGAGTATCGATAACTGGAGAGATCACGTCCACCGTCATATCTGGCCTTGGCATACAGGGGTATCTCCACGGCCTCACGCTGTCCAACAACGGCTCCGACGCGACGAATGATATTGACATTGCGGTTGGATCGGCTGCGAGCGATGGCGCGACCCCTTACCTCATGATATTGGCATCCGGCCTTACCAAGCGGCTCGATGCGGCGTGGGCAGTCGGCACAAATGCCGGCGGCCTCGATACTGGTGCAATAGCCAACACCACGTATCATGTGTGGCTTATCCAGAGGTCCGATACCGGCGTTGTCGATGCCTTGTTTTCTACCTCTGCCACGTCTCCGACGATGCCGACGAACTATGACCGGAAGCGCCGCATCGGCTCCATCATCCGCGAAAGCGCGGCAATCGTCGTCTTCAAGCAAACCGGAAACATCTTCAGGAGGGTGGGCAAGACAGACAGAAGCTCGACGTCAGCCCTTGCCTCGGCGCTGTTCGCGCTGAGCGTCCCGACAGGTATCAATGTATTCCCCATTATGGCTGCTGATATGGCAACGGGAACGGCCAGCACCGATGCAAAATTTGACATCGGTTCAGCCTGGGAGGGCGCGACGACAAACACCGCGATACGTGTGTTCACGACATCCCTGGCGAACACGGCGTCAACGGCTCACGATATCTTGCCGGCTCATTTCGAAACCAACACATCTGCACAGATATATATCGCTGTGATCATTAATTCTGGGGCTATTTCAGCGTTCACCTTGGCAACAATCGGCTGGGTTGATAATCGAGGTACAGTTTAACTAGGACAATCCTCGATTGATTGAGAAGATCACCGGAATCCATCGGCGGGCCTTCCTCGCTAAGGCGGGAATGATCGCCTTATCCATCCCCATCTTAACTTCAAAGGCACAAGCAATGGCACTTATCGACACGATCGCAGCGTCTCTTCGTTGGGCATACACTACCTATGGCTTCCGGGATCGCCCCGCAACGCAGCCGGCCAAGATCACGGTTGCGGAGATCCACCCTAACAACGAGCTTCATACGATGGCGCTCGATATCGCTCCCGGCAACAACTGCACCCCGCATCCCGCCAACGGCTACGCCTGGGTCGATGTCATGGACAGAAGCACCATCGACCATGAAGGACTTCCGACCAGATCGGCCCGCGTCGGGATCAAACCGGATTGCATCGAGGTCGGATCGCTCGCATGGGACGGCGCCACGCCTCTGCCTATTCACCTGATCATCGGCGGTGTTACCGCTGTCGAAATCAGGCTTGACCCGACGAACAACGACCCAGTGCTGACCATCAAGGGGCGGATCAAGGCAAGAGGGTTTGACATTATTCCCTGAACCTTCGTTCCTCACGTCTGGACGATGCATGGCGCTCTTCGGGGCGCCTTTTTCTTTGCCGTATCCACAATCTGGAGCCTATCCATGCTCGTCAACAACTGGCGCGCGGTCGTCAAGCACGCCTGGTCGATCCGGCTGATGGTCCTGGCGCTGTTCTTCATCATCCTTGAGCCAATCTACACCTTCGTCGCTGCGACATGGGTGGCAAGGAACATCTACATCCAGCTCGCCATGTCGGCGATCACCGGCCTCTTAGCCGTCGCGGCGATCATCGCCCGCATCTTCGTTCAACAGAAAGTATCAGGGGATTTGAATGGCAAACCGCCTACAGAAGGGTAGCGCTGCGGCTGCAATGGCTGTGGCTCTGGTCGGAAGCTTCGAAGGGCTTCGGCAGAACGCCTATCCTGACCCGGCCACGCAGGGGCAGCCGTGGACGATCTGTTACGGGTCTACCAACGGCGTGAAACCCGGCGACCACAAGACCATCGAGCAGTGCAAGGCGATGCTGTCTCTGGAACTGCAAACCTACGCCAAGGGCATCGAGGGGTGCACCCGCGTTCCTCTGCCAGACGCTCGTTTCGTGGCTCTCACTTCATTCGCCTACAACGTCGGCATTCGGGCTGCGTGCGGCTCCACTGCCGTCAAGCTCATCAACCAAGGCAAGACCGCTGAAGGCTGTGAAGCTCTTCTGAGGTGGAACCGCGCCGCCGGCATCGTCTTCCCCGGGCTCACCCGTCGCCGGCAGAAGGAACGTCAGTTCTGCTTGGATGGCATCTGATGCTCGCCTTCCTTGCCACGCCGATTGGAAGGTGGATTGGTTCTATCGTCGGCGGCCTCCTGCTTCTCGCGGCTCTCATTGGCGGCTTCCGCTGGTGGCTCCATGAGCACGATAAGGCAGTTCTCTCAGGCTATGTCCTGCAATCCGAGAAAGACGCATCTGACGCCCGGGTGAAGAAGCTCGAGCGCGACATCATCATGGGCCAGCAGATCCGCGAACAGGCCGACAAAGAATCCGAACAACTCGATATCGAAGCTCAGAAGAGGCGCGATGCTGATGAACAGGCGATTGCCGGCAACAAGGGCGGCGGTTCTCGCGTCACTCGCGATGATCTCGATCGTGTTGAGCGGGTGCGCAAACCTCGATGAGCGGCTTTCGCGTGCGTCGTCTCAGAAAGCTGTCGCGGAGAGCGCAACCAACCTTCCCGACCTCCCACCGAAGTGCAGGGGCAAGATGCGCCGCATTAGCCCGCAGGAAGGCGACGAGTGGTTTGCCGTGCAGGTCCGGTGGATGACGGCGGCCGACGAGCAAGACGCGCGTACGGGCCTCTGTGCCAAATTCTACGACGATGTGAAATCGAAATACGGGAAAAGCCAATGAGTCTCATGCTTGGACTGAACCTGGCGCTTACTGGCGTCGGCGGCGCCGGAGGCGTGGTGCACCCGGCCCCCACACAGCGGCAGCTTATTGCCAGCTTCTGCGCCGAACCTAACCTTGCCCCAACCTTAATGGCAGCAGGCGGTTCATATACGGCAAACCAGATCAGAAACGGCCATGTCATCGGCCCCGCTAACTGCCGCGATCCTATCATTCACGATATCCAGATCCGGATTAACTCGGGCGGCGGCGCCGAGGTGTCTTCCCCTGCGGCTACGAGCATCTGGCGAAGGGCGCTTGAGCAGGGTGCAACGACCACTCCGGCTACCTATGACGCTGGAGCTATATCGAAAGACATGCTCGCGGGCGGCAAAATAGCTACGGACATAATTCCGGTTCCAGGCAATCTTCTTGCGGCTGGCAGCTCTATATTCACGCGCGCCACGCGCACCGTCAAGAATGCATCGACTGGCGTCTTCGACCCAGCCCTAGACAACATCAACGGCATGAACATGAATGGGCCGTCATCGCAGGGCTTCCGAACTGTCGGCGGCGCTCAGGTTAACGGCAACGGTGCCATGAACGCATCAGGATCGGGCGGCGGCAACACATGCTGGCCCTGGATGATCAGCGGCATCCCAGACGCTCCCATGGCCGCCGGCCGCGTTGTTGGTGACAGCATCGCGCAGTATCTCAACGACACGAACACGTCGACGACAGGCGGCTACATCAAGCGCGCGCTGAACAACGTCAATGGCGTTGTCATGCCGTGGATGTTCTGCGCGCTCGACGCCAACAAGATGCAGAACAACACACCTGCGCTCGCTCCGCTGCAGTGGACTGATATTGAATACCTGACATGGGTGATGATGCAGCTTGCCACGAACGATATCGCGGCAAGCCGATCGCTTGTTAGCATGCAGACCGACTTCATCGCATGCGCTACGAAGACTAAGACGACGATCGGCCCGTACGGTCTTCCCGTTCTGATGCTCGCCAGTTGCTGCCTCAACCGTGGCACCTTTACCGGCGCCATGAATACGGTGAAGACCGATTATAACAACTGGCTCCTGGCCGGCGCTGATGGTTATTGTGACGGCGCCTACGACGGACGGCCTTATCAGGGCGACCCCGCGACATATTCTGACAACATCCACCCGACAGTCCAAGCGCATATCGACATGTCGGGCCCACTCGCGACCTTCCTCACTCCCTTTCTTGATCCGTACTATAGGCCGCCGGGATACGTCTCGATGGTTTAAAGCAGGCGGCCCGACGTTCTGTTAGAGCAGAACGCCGAGCCTGACCAAAGACGACCCGCGTGGGGATCGCCAAGGCTGAGCCAAATATACGGCCCAAACCTTCCCTAAGACTTAAAAGGCAGGCAGCAGGGCGTTGTAATGACATCCAATGACGACATACTTTTGATGCTCGGGCGCGTCGAGGAAGGCGTAAAGCGAATCCGCGAAGACTTTCAGGAGGAGAAGCAGAGCGCCCACGAAAGCCGAGCGGTCATTCATCGCCGGCTCGATGAGCAAATGCGGCAGATCAACCTGCTGGATAAGGTGGTCGAGATCAGCAGCGGCGTAGATGCAACACTGCGGGAAGAGATAAAAAGCATCAAGGGTACGGTGGAGAAGAACCACACAGCCGTCCAGCCGGCGCTGGAGGAGTGGAAACGAATGAAGTCGATCGGTTATGGCATCTCAGGGCTGATCGCCTTCGCCGGCCTCACCATCGGCGGAATCATCACCTACGTCGGCGACGGCGCAGTGGCGGCGCTTCGGCATTGGCTCAAAATAAACTGATAGCCCACTTCCACCCTTCAACCCCCAGCACCACTATCAATCCTGCTGCTACGACGAGGGCTTGGAAGCGGTAGCGGTTAAACATCAGCCGACCGCCGCAAGAATTTTCCGCGCCAGTGCAGTCAGCTCGTCAAGCTTTGAGATATCGCCGCACCTCACCGATACGACCGGACACCCGTCGACAATCTGGACGAAGACCCCAGGCGTCGAAACATCTGGCTCGGGCTCTTCTGGGATAATGCCAAGGTCGCGCTGGATCTTCAGTTGTCTCTCGCGGTCGTAAGGCTGAAAGCTATTGAAAACATGCTTTGGCATTCGCGGTCTCCTTGATGGCCCAATGCGTGGGCATGTAGTAGACATACATGGCTCCGTCTGTTGTCCAGAACATCGGGCGCGTCTCGCCTGGAATGCGGGTGCGCTTGACGAGAGACTGAACGTTGCGCTCGCCGTGCTCGTCATCGATCTTGGTCATGATCTCGACGCCCTCGGGAGCCGAGTCTATTGTTTTCCAGTCCATCGTCACCACCCAAAAGACAATTTTGCTGTTATGGCTACCGGCAACAGAATTGCCAAAACCACAGCCGCGACGATCGCCATTTCCTTGATGTCTGATTCAATGCTCTCATCATGGACAACGACGTCTCTGGTATCGAGGAAGACCAGCTTATCGTCTTCGTTCCATGCCAAGAGGCTGTAGCCATCCCCAGGCATTTTCAGGCCCGTTCCGTGGATGTCGTATATCTTGCCGCAATCGTGGCGGACCTTGCAGTATTTGATCTCGCGACCGTTCTTGTCCCGATGGTAAGGGAGTTCGGGGCCGCTGTAGATTGGTTGAGGTTCTTTAATTCCCATGCCTTGTCCAAACCTCCCTTGCATTATCATCGAGTGCAGCTCGCTCTGGTGCTTAAAATTATCGATCTCTTCCCGGTCGCCGCTACGGCCAATCCGCCGGCCTTCACGCACCAGATCCCCATAGGTAACTACTTTGTTCTCAATCTCGCAGTCGCCAAGAGGCTGGTAGTGGTTGGTTGGCTTCTTCATATAACGGTCATTCGGATCATTTTTGGGCATTCGCGGTCTCCTTCTCAAGATAGGCAGCGTATTCCCGATCCGCATAAGCCCTGAGCGTGGCGCGATCGACAAAGCCGAATCGCTGGTCGCAGTGGATGCATTCTCCCCAGCATCCAGTTTCGTCTGATCTGGGGGCGCATGGGCACCTACCGAGGGCGCACAAGGTCACGCGGCGTATGATGGAAACCTTGTTCATCATGGGATCAATCCTCCTTTGAGGGTGCGGATAGCCGCGGCAACCTCTCTAATCATCGTACGCGTATCGTCTGTCAGTGCAGAAGTAAGTTTTGCTTCTAAGATCTGAGCTGCCTTCTCTAAGTTTCCGGCTCCTGCCTCACACAGGTGCCAAAACTCTTCCAGCGCGGTGTCGTGTTCGACCAGAGCTAGCTCAATATCGTCCAAGTCGATCGAGAATATCTCTGGGTCTACGCAATGGAGACGAAGCCGCTCTATCCCTGTTAGGGAGTTAGGTCCCTCGGCAATTCCGGTTGTTTGTATCTGCGCGGCGGCTTTGTCGTACATCTCGTCAACTGCATCTTGGAGACTTTTCAAGGCTTAATCCTTTCATGAAAGGTGAGGGCGACGATTTAGAAAGCCAAATGATATCAACGGGCCAAATTCCCCTCACCATTTGGCTTAAGCTATTGATTTAAGCCAATAATAGCACAACTGGCGGGGGCACCACACTACTTTTTAGGCATTGATTTCGTTTTATTTTTCGCTGTAAATCCCTCACCGGTTTCAGGGTGAGGGGGAAGAATGTTCCCAAGCTGTTCCGATACGATCCGAGAAGACTTGACGCCAAGGCGCGCCCTGTCTGCTCCTCTGGTGTAGACTTCGGCCTGCTTGGAATTGGCCCACCCGAACTGGCTCATCAGTTCATGAGCGGTGGCGCCACCGTTGGCTGCCATTGTCGCGGCCAGCTTGCGAACACCATGCGTGTTCTTCTCGATGCCGGCTTCCCGGCTCGCTTCCCCAAACCAATTCCCAAATCCTGCAGTAGAGAACGGCTTCCCGAAGCTCGTGACGAGGAAGTGGAAATCCCCCGTCTTCGTGACCTTGATGATATCCAGAACTCGTTGCGGCAACTCCACCGTGACGACAGAACCGGTCTTTGTGGTCCGCAGCGAAAGCACATTGTCGCGCAGATGTTGCTTGCCGACGAGGACGAGATCCGATCGGCGAAATCCGGTATGCATCGCGATTTCGAGCGCAAGGCGCTGAGGAGTGCCAATCTCCCATTTCAGGCAGTAGCGGCGAACGTCCGCGAGATCCCAAGCCGGGAAGCCGTCAGACTTCACCTTGAGGCGATCCACGCCAACGGTCGGGTTCACCTCGACGTGGTGATCTTTCTTGGCCCATTTGAAGAGGCCCATCATGGCCTTCAGGAAATTATTGGCCTGGACGGGCGTATGCCGACGATCCTCAAGGCCGTTCTCGATTGAATCCGAGGTTACATCTTTGAACGGAACGTGGCCGCTATCGGTCTTGACGTGATGGAAGATATTGCTGCGCTGCCGGCGCGTGCCGTCTGACAGTTCCTTCCACGCGCTGCTCTCCATATACCGGGCGATGAGCCATGCAAGCGTGCGGGCGTCCTCGTTGGCCTTTTTCTTGATCGGAGCGCCAGAGACGCAAGCAGCATAGGCTTCGGCGAAATCTGGATCGCCAATATCGGGGAGGCGAGTCCGCGGACCCTTCTCGACGCGATAATAGAAGACGACCTTACCGTGACGGGTTCGTTGCCTGGTGACGTTGAGCGGGAGCTTCCGGGGCATGTCGGGGATCAAAGGCGTATCCTCTTCCCCTTGGCAACCGCGTCTTCCTCAACTGGCTTGTGGATATCGGGGGAAATGCTGATAATCCTGCCGTCAATCTCTATTGACACGCGCACGCCTTCCGCCTTGGCGATTTCAGCCATGCGCTTTAGGTCAGACCGACGAAGGAGTGCGGAGGCTGTCATTCCCTTTCCCTCCTTTGTCTTTCCCACTCCCGCTGGGCATTGGGATCGGCGAACGTGAAGGGCTTGGGGGCGGTGGTTGCCTTTGGCAGCTCCGGTAATGGCATCCAGTGGGTGGGCTGGCAGTCCCAAGCGCCGAAGATGCCTTCGTGAAAGCCGCACGGGAAACCTTGGTAATCGTCGTCGCCGTCAACCCATTGCGTTGTGTAAGACGTGCTGTATACGCCGAACATCGGGTTATAGACGAGAATCATGCTCCCATCCTTCGGCGCTGTGTCCATCGTCTGCCATCCTGCTTCGAAAGCGCGGCGATCGGATTCGTCGGTGGGGCATACCCCCCGGTTGGGTTGGGCCTTGGAGAGGTTTTCTGTAGGGTCGGTCATGGTGTGGGAACCTTCTTCAGCTTGAAGAAATCGTCTGCAGCCACCGTTGCGTTGCCGAGGCAGCTAGCCAGCGTCATGATGTTCTGGTCTGCCGACTTTCCAGAATACACCGCCGTGAGGTGAGCGGCCGCCGTGAGTAGCATCATCACGCCTTCGGCAGGATCTAGCCCTGTCATCTGACAGATTGATTTCGCCACAGCCTCGATCGCCAGAACGCGGTCGCGCGGATCGGTGCTGATTTTCCCCTTGATCTCAATCTGCATAAGAGCCTCCTGAGATAGCGGCATCAGCCAAGGCCACGGCTTTATTGTAGCGCTTGAACAGGCTGTCTATCTTGGCGTCATCGAGAGGCAGCGTGTAGTAAGGCATCTTCGCAATCTCTCGAATTGCCAACTCGAATTGGTCTGGGACTTTTTCGACAGCCTGGGGAGGGGTGGAGAGAGCGGACATGATCCGACGTTGATAATCCAGTTGGGAAACGACTTTAGCTTGTTCTTCGCTATTGCCGAAGTTGATGATCTTGTCGCCAAGGATCACTTCGAATAGGCCATGGCGATCCGGCCCGAGTATCGTATATTCCAAGCCAACTAGTTCCTCTGCCCCGAGAATTGTGGCGTGCTGGACAACATTGAAAACCGTCTCCGCATTTCGTCCGTCCCTCCATTCAAGAGCCTTCACCGCCTCCGCCACGGGCTTGGAGGGTTCGGTGGTGGCGAGGTAGGCAGAGATGGCGGCTTCGGCCAGTTCTTGCGCTGAAAGCTCATGCGCTCTCAGCAATAGGATATTCTTTGCAGCCTCAACGCCGCGCTCATGGTCTGTCATGGTGTGGGCTCCTTGGCCTGAAGGGCAGCGCATGGCGTCAATCTATCGAGACGTTCGATTTCAGCGATTGCCAATGCTGCCGCTTTGACAAGATCGCGCCGCCGATCTGTGGATTCCCACCACTTCCGACTCCATGGCCACGGCATTGGGGGAACCCCTTTATCGCAATCTCGCTGATGATCGGTGCGGCCAGCCTCATAGGCGTAACAACTCGCAGCCTTGGCCAATTCTCCCTCGGTATGCATATCATCGTGCTCGGTCGTCCAACCCTCAGCGGCCTGCTGGCGCTCACGTTCTGCAATCACGTCATCGATAGCTTTGGTCATGGCTGTGTATCCTCATGAGAGCGATAGAGCGGGCGATTTGGCAACGGCGGCTTGCTCTGTCGCCTCTCTGCCTTCTCAGACACCGCGAATCCTTGGCTGCGGATCTTCTGCTTGGGAACGACGGCGCGAGTGGATTTGTCCCGTACGCGATCGGCCTTGCGGATGCTGCGAATATCGGTTGCGGATTTTTCGACGTGGCAGACACGGCAGATCAGGCGCCCGTTGGCAACGGTCGGCTCTCCCCCAAGCGCACAAGGAAGGATATGATCGACCTCTCCCTCTCCAGACTTGAGGACAGCAGAGCAGGCTTCGCAATAGCCGGCGGCTCGGGCGATGATTGCGGCCTTGGTCTTGCGCGAGAATTCCAGGCGGCTCATCCGAGCACCTGCAAAATGACAGCCAAGCTGAAAGCCACCAGAACAACGATTATCCCAGACTTCGCTTCACCAGCAGCGGTTTTGTCGAACTTAAATTTCTCAGCAGTGACGCCGAGTCCGGCAGCAAAGAAGGCGGCAGCGGCATAAAGAGCTATCGATACGGCTGTGATCACTTGCTTGTCTCCTGGCCGCTAAGAGCCGTTAGGACGCGCCTCCACCAAGGCTTGCGTGACTTCTGCATGCCGAGTTCCTGGCGAAGGCGCTGGGTGGTCTCCGCACGCTTCTGAAGGTAGACGACGGTGGAGGTGCGAGCGTTGGGATATTTTATCAGGTGCTGGCGGGTCGTGTCGGTCATAAGCCCCGACCTTTCCCGTAAAGCTCAAGGTTCGTTCCTCGAATGCTTTCAGCGAAGATAACAAGAGCCTCTTTCCCGGAAATTCCGGAGGGGATCTTGTTCGACATATCAATCGCCATCTCGGCAAACATTTCTGTCGCCTGCTCAATCGCGATCTTCGCCATTTCCTTCATGATGATTTCGTTTGGGAGTGTCATGCTGCTCTCTCCACACTCTCAGGGGTGATGCCAAACTCAAGCGCGATGAACTCTATCGCAGAGTCCAAGAAGCGGACGAACGTCGGTTCGTCCATGTTCTCGAACGAGATCGAGGCCGGCACCTTGATTACGTATCCGCCCATGATCACGTCGTCGGTGTGGCCGGTACGGAGCTTGACGAGCTGATGGAGGATCTTCTCGTTCGGCGCGCAGTTTGTCGCCTCGACGACGTTGCGGAGGAAGGCCCAGTAGAAGCGCAGACGGTCAGGAACGCGCCCGGTGCGTAGCTCGACGCGGATACGCTGTCCGGCGGGGAACTGGCGGATCAAGTCGCGATCCATTTCCATCTCACCTATAAGGCGGTCGCCATCCCTTAAGACGTAGCAAGGCGGGTTTTCGGATGCCTTCTTTGCCATGATCAGCCACCCGCCATCGGTTGACGCAGTGCTTCGCGATCAGAGACAGAACCGGGGAACGAATCCCCTTCAGCCGGCGGCGGTGCAAACTTGGCCTTCAACTCGTCCTTCATGTCGACGAAGCGCTTCTTGTTCCCGTCGTCGAAGCCAAGGATCGTCTTGACGTTGTCCTTCCAGAACAGTTCTAGGCCACGGCTTGACGATATCGCCTCCATCTCCCGCCAAAGGCTTTCCATCGCTGGGCTCGGAGGAATAGGCGCTGCTGCAGGCTTCTTCTGAGGGGCAGGGCGTTGGCCGCGGACGTGCGACCATGGATCTTCCTTCCATGACTTCCAGTTCTGCTTTTTCTTGCCCTGGTATTCGGTCTCGTAGCTGTCGCAGGGAACCCAAGGGGAGACGATGTGGTAGAGATAGCGCCCGATACCCCACTTGACGGCGGCGCGCTTGAGGGCATCCGAGATGGCACCCTTTTCGGCTTCAACGTCACTGTCTCCAGCGCCATCGGCCTTGGTGATCCATTCATCATCGATGCGGATGGAGAGATAGCAGATCGTGCGTGTGCCGTGGAACTCGTACCGGTCCTGCCAGTTCTCGGAACCGCACACGTCGTCGAGGCGGTCCATCACGTCGCGGGCATCGATATAGGCGAGGGCGAGGGCCTTCGTGCCATCCTTGGTCACGGACTGCGCACGCCAGCTTACGGCGTCACGCGGGAACTCGGCAAACAACTGCTTCAGTTCTTCGGTCGTAGGCATCACAGCACCTTCTCTTCGATAACTTCAAAACCGGCGATTGACAGGACGCCGCCACGGACGGCCTTGTCGGCCTGATCCTGGATCCACGTCATCAGCTCTTCGTTGCGATCAAGCCAAACCCATTTGGCGGCAAGCTGGCGGTCGATGAGGACGGCGCGGTAGACCGTACGCAGCCCCGTGGCGCGTCCATCGCCCTTTGCGTGGGCCTTGGCCTTCTCAGCTTGATTTGCCGCTGCTTCGGCTTCCTTGGCCTCCTGAACGAGGCGTTCCGCGTCTTCGCGCTGTTGCAGGTTGGCGGCGTCACGCTCGCGCATGGCGGCCATTGCCTCTTCCTGCTTGCGAGCGGCTTCCTCACGGGCGATGCGGGCGGCTTCCTGCTGTTGGCGCTCCAGTTCGAGCAGGAATGGCTTCAGAGCCTTGTTGCAGGCTTCCTCGGCCTTGAGCGCGATACCGGTGACGGACTTGTTGTTGCCTATCAGCTCGTTGTAGCGGGCCTGAATTTCGTCGATCGCCTGCTTATGCGGAGCACCTTCAATGACCCGCTGCGTCTCAGCCGCCTTGATCGCGTCCCTGATGCGGGCCTTGAGCGTGTTCAGCGCATCCGCCTGCTCCTGCGTCTCGACCGGCGTTCCGTCCAGCCACAGGCGAGCCTCGTCATAGAGATCGGTGATGTTGATCTTGACGGCCTCGAAGGCAGTAAGTTCTGCCGGCGGTTGGTTCCCGCCCAAGACAGCGCGCGGGTTTTCTGCTACGATGGCGTTCACTGCTTCACCTTCCACTGACGAGCCTGCAGGAGCGGAAGACGAACTTCCTTCATGAGCAGGCGGTGATTGAAACGATCCCCACGGCGGAGATATCGAAGGGCGGTGGCGCGGATCCTCAAAGCCTGGTCGACGCGCGTTCTGAGCATCACTTTGTCCATGTCACCTCCTGATTTCGAAGATCCACTCGCTTCACCTGCGGCTCCGAGAGCATGGCGCCGAAGAACACTGCTGCAGCCATCCAGATCATCACGATGGCCTTTCCAGCGGCGTCATGGAGACGGGCGCGGTTGGCAAGCTCGTCCTGGATCTTGGCGTTCGTCTCGGAAAGGCGGGCTTGGATGTCGGTCATCACTCATCACCTTTCAGGGCAGCGCGGGCCTTTACTACGAGTGGATGAGCCGGCCAGAGGAAAAGAAGTGCTTCAAGCTTATCGGCTGCGTCTGCCAGCGCTTCCCGCAGCCGGTCACGTTCTGCGGTCAGATCGTAGACTGCAGCTTCGGCTTCAGTCGCCATCCATCGGGCGCCCATCTCATTGCTTTCACCGGCATCCCGCATTCGCGACAAGACGCCTTTGAACATTGACCTCCAATCTATCTCGCTCATTTCGTCACCTCTTCGGCCTTAACGGTGTAGCCAAGGACGGTGGCGAGGCGGTTGAAGTTGATGTCGACATCTGTCTGGTAGGATCGAAGTAGCCCGCCTATCAGGCGCCGACTGTCTTCGTCCTCTATCCCGTCATGGGCTAAGGAAAGGGCGCTGAACTTGCTGGCGGCGCCTAGGCCAGTCGCAAGGAGCATCGTAACTTCGTGACGGTTCTCGTCGGTGATCATCGAAATGCTCCCTATTCGGCCGCTATGGAATGAAGGGTGGTTGCATAGAAGCGCTCAAGACGAGAGGCGGCGCTGTGGCCGGTGAACCTCTTTGAGACCTCGATGCTGGCGTCCAGGCCCTGTTCGCATAGGCGGCGGTAGTCTTCGACAACCTCTACGATATCGCTGTAGTTCAGCGCGTCATCGCGGTTTGGGGTAAGATCGGTGCCATCGAAATATTGCGTGGTTCCGCTGGGGAGGAGTACTTCGATCCTCCATGTGTTCTCGAACCGGCTCATGCTGAGATTCCCTCTGATAGCCAACCCCATACGCGGCCAGCGTGGATGTCGGAAATAGCCTGCGGTGACACGCTGAACCTCGCGGCAAGATTGCTTTGATATTCAACACCTTTCATGGCTAGTATTTCTCGTACATCAGCCTCTGTCAGCTTGGCGTTGCCGTTGCGTTCTCCGCTGTTACTCGTGCCATGCTCCAGCCTGTCCGCTTGGTTCTGTGCTGGAGTCTTCCAGTCCAGATGGATTGGGCTGATGCAGCCGAGTTTCCCCTTGCCGCAGCTGTGCGCAGCTTCATGCTCGGGCGTAGGAGGAGGCCCTTTGACGAGTTCGCAGACGTATCGTGTCGCTACGACCTTCTTGCCGTTGATCGAGAGCTGTCCGTAGCCACCACGACCCTTACTGAACGGCCAGGGCAGGCATTCTTTGGAATTGTGGGGCAGGGCAACTTCAAGGATGAACCGCATGGGCTCGCCAGGCGAAGTTCCGCCGCCAAGCGGGTCTCCGTACTTCAACAGGCGCTGATAATGCCCGTTGCAATAGCCCTTTCTGTGATGTGGTTTGCAGCACCCCGGGATGGAACACGAGAGCTTGTCTTTGCAGACACAGCCGCCGAAGGCTTTGATGATGCAGTCGGTCATGACAGCGCCTCCCAAGTCGGGCATTCGAGCATGTCGTAGCTGAACATCTCAGAAATCTTCATGTCGGCCGTCATTGCGTTGACCCAAGCAGGATCGCCGGACTCATACTTTGGCGTCTTCGCCAGCGTGATCGGGTGCCCGCAGCTAACGAACTTGCAGTCCTTGAGATCTCTGTAGGTGTTGTGCTTGCAGGTGCGGCAGTCGCTCATCTCGTCACCTCTTCGGCCTTAACGGTGTCGATGAGCACGAGAGCATCACGCGGCAATTCGAAGAACGGGGTCTTGCCTTCTTCGCGGGTGACGGCCATGCCGCTGCCGATACAGCCGTATGTGTAGCCAAAATACCGGTAGACGATCGTTCCTGCCTCAACCGTGCTTTTCAGCCAATGGCACTCGTCTGGGGTGATGTCTCTTGTGACGGTGTAACTAAGGTCACGCAAAGAACTGATCCTCTTCCGATATGCCGAGTTGCTCTCTGGCGAAGGCTGCGTACTGTGCCGACCAATACTGGTGCGTACGAGTTCGATCCTTGATCGCGATGACCAGAGCTGGGTGCCTCGAAAGGCCGTACCGGACTGAACCGTGCTCTTCGGCGGCAGATAGCTGGTGCAGAGCTGCGGTGCGTTGTGCCTTGCTCATGACCTGCCCTCGGCTTTGGCGATTGCCGCCTCAATCTTTGGGCGATCCTGATCGAACCATTCATCATCTTCCGAGAAATTCGGATCCCAATTTTTGATCCAACTCATTACGAGAAGAAGAGCGTCCAGAATCTCTGGAGCGGCGGCGATCAGGTTGGCATCGTAAAGGTTGAAAACTCCGCCACTTTGCGTTGATGCCACCCGACGATCAGCGGCCAGAATTTCTCCAGTCGTGTAATCGACTACCCACGGTCCCGTCGTATGCTTTACTGTATCGCTCATGGCCTTCCCCTCATATCTACGCCGACGACCAACCCAAGCCCACGACGAGGCCGGAAAACCGGTGTCACAACAGGCTCACGAGCGCTCTGAAACGAAAGCTCGATATCGT